TACCAGGCGAGGGCGTGCTCACGACCGAAGTCGAGGACGCCACCGTCGCGCAGCTCCACGGGGAGGCTGATCGCGTGACCGAACGCGTTGTCACCGATCATGATCGACTCGTACACGTCGACCGCGGTCGTGCCGGACGGAGCCGTGGCACCCGGGTTCTCCGGGTTACCACCGAGACCGGGGGCGGTGTTGGCGTCCACCGGGACACCGGTCTGGTTGCTCGGGGCACCGATGGAGCCCGAGTAGTCGACCGCCGTGCCCGACGCGATCTTGTTGACCTGCGTGGTCTCGATGAACACGGTGTCGTAGAGACGACCGATTTCACCGAGCATGAAGTTGCCGGGGGCGGCGTACTTCGTGACCTCGATGAACTCCGGGTTGCTCCGGAGGTCACGCGACTGCTTCGGGTGGACGAACTGGACGTAGGTCTCACCGATGCGGGGGATGTTCTTGGACGCGAGGGTCAGAGCCGCGTCCTTGATGGCACCCGTGGTGAGCTTGTGGTTGGCGGTGATGCCAGCGATGCTGGTCGCCTTCGTGCCCTCGTCGTAGTTCGTGAACGCGCCACCCGAGATGCCCGAGCGGTCGTAGCCGAAGACCGCCGACGTGGCGGACGAGAGCGTCTGGCGAGCCTGGACGTCCAGGTACTGCGCCATGTGACGACCGAGCAGGCGCGAGGCGCTCGCCATGACGTCATCGAAGGAGCTGTTGAGGAGCAGCTCGGAGACGGCGACAGCGTAGCCGTGCTCGGCGACCGTGATGGCGATCTGCTCGGCGGTCAGCGCGTTGGTGGTCATGCGCACACCCTCGGTGAGGGGGGTCGGGTCCACCGCGAAGTTCTTGTAGCGGAGGAAGTTGACGCGCAGACCGGGCGCGACGCCCAGCTCGGTCTTCTTGACGGCGAACTGCTCGAAGCGCAGGATGGGCATCGCCTGGAACAGGATTTCCTTCGACCAGATGGTCTGGATCGCCTGCGAGAGCTGCGAGTTGGAACCGCTGTAGGCGGTGGGCGCGCCAGCGAGCTGGCTCGATCCGGTGATTGCGGAAGCCATGGGGGCTGTCCTTTCGGGGTGAGGGTTATTCGAGGAGTTGGGTGAGGTGTCTTGCGACAGTGGCGATTCCCGACTCCAGGAGGTGACCTCCTAGCCCGGTGGCACCGGATAGCACCCGACTATCCAAAAAGCCCCTGACCGCGGTTTGAGGCAGCCTGACCGAGGAGACGGTCGCGGTTTTTCATGTAGTCAGCCATCGAGAGGTCACGGAGACCTTCCGGGGAGTTGATCTGCTGGTGGTCCGAGTTGATGTCGAGGGGTCCGTTCGCCGGGACGGTGACGCGTGTCCCTGCGAGGTTCTGCCGAGACTGCTGGGCGACGCCCGCTGCAGCCTCGAAAATCTTGTTGGACTTCTCCGTCAGCACGGCGATGCTGTGCTGAAGTTCGTCCGGGGTGTTGCCGCTCACGAGGTCGAGCAGTTCGGGAACGATGTTCTCCCGGTTCGCCTCGATGAGCTGGTTCTTGTACTGCTGGAGCTGCTGGAACTCGCGCTCCTTCTCCAGAAGAGCGAATGCCCGCTCACGCTCTGCGCGCTCCGCGGCGAGCTGGTCCTGGAACTCCTGCTCCTTACGAGCGAGAAGCGCACGGGTGTCCATCTCTTCCTCTTCCTTGCGCTTGCGCTCAGCCTCAGCTTCGGCTTCACGCTGGCGACGTGCCTCGCGACGCTCTGCGTCCTTGGCTTCGCGCTCTTCCTTCTCCTTGCGAAGTGCCTCCGCCTCCTGGCGGGTCTTCTCCAGCTCGGAGTAGAGCTTGTTCTTCTCCTGCTCGCGAACCTTCTGGAGGTCCTCGGCGGTGAAGCGAGCTGCGGTGGTCTCGGTGGCGGGAGCCTCCGTGATCGGGTGCTGCTCGATGGTGCTGGGCGTTTCTACCGGCGCAATGACGCCGTCGACTGCATTCGACATAGTGAGTTCTCTTTTCGTTGACTTGGTCGTTATCCGAGTGCCCGGGGGCGTATCACATGACCTGCGGTGTTATTTCCAGTACATCCGTAGGACAGACTTCCTGTCTCAGTAAAATCCCGAGTTTCAGCAAAAAAGTTAGCTGTCCTTCTTCACGGGGCTGCGGTTGGGCAGCTTCGTGCCGAAGGCAGCGGTGACCAGCTCAGCTCGGAGCTGCTCCTGGCTTGCCTGCATCTCCGGGGAGATGTTGAGCGCCGGGTTCGCCGAAGCGCCCGGGGTGGGCGGTCCAGCCACACCATCACCGATCACGTCGCCGTCACCGGTCATCGTCGGGTCCATGGGCACGGCAGAGCCGTCCGGACCGATCATCATGCCGGTCATGTCCATGATTTCCTTGTTGAGCTGCACCTTGACGAGCTGGAGCGCGCCGTCAGCCTTGGCGTCGTCCGTCATCTCCTTGCGGATTTCCTGCAGCTTGGTCTGCGGGAACTCCTCGCCGAGCGCGCGAAGAGCGCCAGCCTTGGACTCCAGACCCATCGACATCTTCTGCTGAAGCTCGGAGAGCAGGACGATCTTGTCCAGGGGCAGCGGGGGCGGGAACTGCGCGAAGCTGCGGTAGACCAGCGGGTCTTCGGGGTCGAGGACCGGAGCCTCAGTGCTCTCGTCCAGCGGGGCGTCGGTCGCCTCGTTGTAGACGAAGATGCCCGGTTCCTTGATGGCGAGCGTGCGGAGCACCAGCTCGTTGATCCGCTCCAGCCCGTTGCCGTACTGCCCGACCGTCTGCGAGTGGCGGTTCATCAGCGGCTGGTACTGGATCGAGAGCGCGACACCAGAGGTGTTCGAGACGGGCTGCGAGGTGCCGAGCGCGGTCTCCGGGATGTTCATCAGCTCGTGCATCGACGTCTTCAGCATCTCCATGTAGGAGATACCGGCAGCCATTCCGGCTGAGCCACCTTCGAGGTTGAAGACCTGGGCGTCCTTAGGAAGACCACCCCAGACCTTCTTCGCGCCCTTCTCCAGGTTGGAGGCTTTCGCTCCTACGATCACGGTCACAGGAGCCGCGTGGTAGTTGATGATGTCGGCGACGTCGTTCGCGGTCTCGTTGTAGGACCGGTTGATCGTGATGATGTCCTGCGCAGCGCCGAGACCCCACGGCGAGCCCGAGACGGCGACGTTCGGGATGTGCACGACCGGGATGACGCCCAGCGGGTTCGGGCGGGAGCTGATCAGCTCGTCGTTGATGTACTCCTCGATGGTGGTATCGGTGAGAATCTCGACGTAGGTGAAGACCTGGCGGGTGCCCTCCAGCGAGGTGCCCCAGAAGCGGTACTTCTGCTTGAAGCGCAGGAGCCGCGAGCGGTCGTGCGGGTGGAACTCGGGGAAGCAGAACGCCGGGTTGAGCGGCAGGATGCGCACCCGACCGGGGTGGACCTGACCGCTGGAGTCCTGCCACGCCTCCTCGTAGGCGACCTTGGTGAACGAGTCGCCGGAGACGAAGCCAGTCTGCGCCATCTCGTTGAGGACCTGCTGCTTGTTGTTGTCGACCTCCCACACGCGCTCCAGGCGCTTGGGGATGATCGCCTCGGTCTCCTCCGGGGAGCCGAAGTGGACGCCCTTGCCGAAGGTGAACCGGATGAGGTAGTCGATGAAGGCGCGGTAGTAATTGAACGTGACCTGGGTCTCGCCCTGCTCGCGACGGTAGCTCCAGTGGTGCCCCAGGTACATCGCCCAGTTCAGCGAGTACCGGTTCAGGCGGGGACCGTGGACCTCGAACTCCTCGTCAGCCAGCTCTACAAGCCCGAGGGGCGAGACGCTGATGCTGAGGTCGGAGGAGGCGGCACGGTAGCTCGCCGGGGAGAAGTCTGCGAAGCTCATGGGTTACTTGTCGTCCTGGCTCTTGTTCTGCTGCGTCTTCTTCTTCGCATCGGCGATCTGCTTGCTGTAGAGCTTCTTCGTGGCGCTCAGCTTGTTGCCGTCCACGAATGTGCCGCCCTTGCGCTCGTACTCCGCGTGCACCCAGTGGCTAGCAGCCGGAGACGGGTACTTGGCGAACTTGGAGCGCGCCATGGCGATGACCATCGCCCAAAGCCGGGGGTTGGCAGGAACCTGGTGCCCCTGGTCCCTCTCGGGTCCTAATGCCACGATTCCTCCTACATGCCGGTGCAGGTCTGCCCCGTTGCCAAGTTAGCAACGGAGACAGACCTGCCGAGGGGTGAACTAGTCGTTGACGACGGTCGGGTTGCGACGCGCGCGCCCACCCGTGGCGAGCTTGGTCTCGAAGGTCTGCTCGGCGTGGTTCGAGAAGGAACCAGCGGAGAAGTCCGAGAGGAGGGTCGGAGCCTCGATCCAGGACGCCGAACCGAGGTGAGCGCGCTCGGAGAGCGTCTCCGCGGCGGGCTTGTCCCAGACGGGGGCGTTCCGGTTCGGACGACCGGCTGCGACAGCCGAACCGTCGCCGATGCCCTTGGAGAAGTCCGAGGGGACGGAAGTGTCGGTTGCGATGCCCTCTTCGAAGCGAAGCGGTCCGCGGCGGTCGGCGTTGCCAGCGTTCTTCAGCTCGTAGCCCTGCGGGGCGCGCTCCGGGAACTTGGGGGCGGGAGAGATGCCCATTGAGACTCCAATGCTAGGGAAGACGGTCTTCCTACTAGCATGGAGCGATTACGGCGCTCTGTCCTGCTAAGCGGAGCACTGAACGACGACGAGGCTCTCCAGGAACTCGCGGCTCAGGTCTTTGCGTCCTCCGCGCTCCTGGCGGCGGAGCCATTCATCGATGTCGTCCTCTGCCTGCTTCTTCGTGAAGTACGTCACGATGGTGGCGCGGTTGCCCGTGGCGGGGTCGATGATCTTCCAGCGCTCTCTCACGGGGCAAGCCTAGCCGAGATAGGCGGCAGCTTGTGCTAGAAGCTCCTTGGAGTCCTTGAAGGAGCCGAGCCCCTGGTTGCACATGCTGCAGAGGAGACCGCGGATGACGTTCGTGTCGTGGCAGTGGTCGACGTGGGTGTTCTTGGCGTCCCAGACCAGCTCCCCTGAGCAGATAGCGCACCGACCTTGCTGCTTGTCCCAAAGCTCGTCGTAGTGCTCCCAGGTGAACCCCTCGGCGTAGGTCTCGTACAGCCGCCCCTTGGCGTAGTGTCGGTGGCACATTCCACGGGTTGAGGCTGGCTCCTCGCAGAACCTTCGTGAGCACGGTTCCTTGGTCCCACCAGCCCTCTTGATGGCTGTCGTGGGAGCTTCTCCGCTCACTTTGAAGCGGGCGTAGTGCGTGTTGCAGAAACCCAGGGCGCAGTGCTCCTCGGGGCATTCCGGGACGGAACACCCCACGCGGTACACTCTGCTCACGGAAAGCGGGTCGCCGGTCTTCCGCCACCGCTTGTAGTGCTTGTTGCAGTACCCGTGACCATAATTCACGGTGTCACAGCCCTCTACGGTGCAGGTGTTCCTCATAACGCCCAGCGTACGGTATGCCGGAGGTTTAGGTCTGCGCTAGCCAAAGAACGGCGAGCTGCTGGTCTCTACCTCTGGCATTACCAGGTCTACGGTCATTGCGCAGGCGAGGCTGAGACTATCTACGAAGTCGTCGTGTGCGTATGCTTCATCTGGAGCAGCAACTCCGAAGTTGTTGCCTTTATATGTGACCTCTGCATCAGAGAGCTGCTGCACGAAGCGCTTGTACACCCGGAGCCGCCTGGTCTTGGCGTGCGACGGGAACGACAGCATCTTCCGCTGGATCAGTGCCTGCAGGTGCTTGTAGCGCTTCGACTGCTCCGTGGGAGACGACGTGAGCGCCACGACCTCAGCCCGCGGCATGAGCACCTTCAGGCGCTGAGCGACCGCGTCACCCACACCGTTGCCGTCGATGCCGATGGCGAGCACGTCGTAGTTGCCCAGGAAGTTGACGATCTGGAAGTACTGCTCCTCCCAGTCGTCGCCCTGCAGCTCCAGCCAGTTGAGGATGCGGTGGTCGTAGTACCCGAACTCGTCGGGGCGGTCCCAGTCCACCCACACCACGGTGACCACGGTCGAGTCCATCTTGCGGGCGGGGTCGATACCGACCACGACGGGGGTCTTGTGCCAGTTCTTCACCAGCTCGGAGGAGGTATCCCCCAGCTCCTCCAGCGCAGTCTGGGTGACGAACATGCCTCGTTCGAGCAGCCACTTGCAGTTGTGCGAGGCGAGACCTTCCGCCACGAACGTCTTGGTGGTGGTCTCCAGAGCGACGACCTCGGTTTCTCCTATGAACTCATTGGAGACGACGAGTGGGTGGTCGAACCCTCCGGACTGACGGTCGTGCCGCCCGATGGAGCCTAGCTGGTCCACGTCGAACTTTTTGAGGAGGCGCGCCGGTCGAATCTGACCGAGGAACCGAAGAGCTTCAGCCCGCCCACCCACCAGTCCGACGTTCATCACGTCCTTGTTGGTGCCGTTCTTCTCCTGGCGCTCCCAGGTCCGGAAGCCCTTGTCGTAGAGGTGCTTCCAGACGTTGAACATCATGGCGTTGTCGCGCTGAGAGAACCCGACATGGAGCTGACCGGCGCGGCTAGTCAGGTGCCCTTCGCCGTCGTAGGCAGCCGAGAGGTAGCCAGTAGCGTAGTCCTCCTCGTGGTCCCAGACCTCGGTGAGCTTGAAGATGCGGTCCGTGGAGAGCAGCTCATCGGTTCGCTTCCACACTGTTCGTCGTCCAGCCGTGGACACCAGCCAGAGGTGACCTGCGGAGGAGGTGATGGTCGTGCCGTCGCTCAGCGTCGTCTTGTAGGACGGGCGCATTATGCGCTCTGCCTTGGTGACGATGGTCTTTCGGAACTTCCGGTGCCCGCCCAGGGAGCCACGCTCCTCATCGAACCCGACCAGCTCCATGCCGACAGTGACCTCACCTGCGGGGATGTGTCGTAGGTCGGCGGTGAGCACCCGGGTCTCTGGAGCGACGCAATTGTAGGACATCTGGAACTCATCGGAGTCTTCTCCGATGCGGAGCATCTCCTTGCGGATGAACTTCTCGTAGTTCTTGTTGACCTTCGCGACGTCCCGCCAGTCCCACTGGAAGTGGTTCTGCTTGGCACCGCGGGCGGTCGCCTGCCGCTTGTTGAGCTGGATCGACCGGTAGAAGTTGTTCTTCGAGGTGGTCGGGGTGCCGGTCTTGATCATCGTGCCTGCGTAGTACGCGAGCATCGGTGCAATCGACTTGGTGACGGTGAAGTCGTCGGCTTCCTGGCACTCATCGATGACGACGACGTGGAACGACTTCGACTCGATCTTGGCGCGGGGGTTCGCGGTCATCATGGTGAGGCGCGAGCCGTTGCGCTTCATCTCGATCATCTTGGTGACGCCGGAGACCTTCTTCGCCTCGTCGTCAATCTCGGGGTCGCCGAGAATCTCCAGCGCACGCTCGGAGGTGAGGCGGGTCACGGTGCGGGAGAACAGCGTCTCCGCCTGGCTCTCGGTCGGAGCGAACATCCCCACCCAGAGCCCGTCCTTGAACTTGCCGAGCAGGTCGGGGTAGAGCTTCGCCAGCAGCGGCAGGATCACCATCAGCGTGGCGAGCGTGTCGGACACGGTCTCGGTCTTGCCGGACTGCCGGGATGCGAGGGCAGTGATTTCCTCACCGCCACCGACGATGACCGCCTCTACGATACGTCTAGCGAGCGGTTTCTGGTACACATGCAGGTCGTGCCCGACGAGCACATTGACGAACTTCATGATCTTGTCGATGAGTCCGGTGACGAACGCGGGGTCGAGCTGGTCGTCGTCATCGTCAGCCTGGTCGAACGACGAAGGATCGATATCCTCCGGACGGTCGTCCCCGGTGTAGAACTCGGGGTTGACCTCTTCGAACTTGGCGGCGATTTCCTCGTCAGAGAGTTGCATCGATCCTCCGCTGAAGCTCCGCGGTGATGGCGCTGAGCTGCTCTGCCTGGAGGGCGGCTTCCGCAACCCGGTCCGCGTCGAGCGTCTGCACCCCGTGGTAGAGGTCCCTGCCGATCACGAACAGCGCGGTCTCCGCCGTCGCCACGAGGTCAGGCGTAGAGATACCAGCTATCCTCTTCTGCAGCTTCGTCTGGGGCTGGCGTCCAGCCCGCTTCTTCCCGAAAGTCATTGTCCGTAAGGTCCCGTCTCTGTACCGCGCGATCCAGAGCGGTCTCTTCCGACACCTCTCCGGTCCACTTTCCGAAGACTAGGGCGTTGCCGCGCGGAAGTCTCAGCAAAATCGGCTGAGCAGTGCGGAAGGGGGGCTCAATCTCCTGAGACCACCCACGGACGGCGATCCTGCCGTTCCATTCGGCGTGGTAGTTCTTCAGGCGTTGTACGAAGTACTTCTTGGCGAAGTCGTGTGTCTCAGGCATTGTTCCTAGGGCTTGCGTCGTTGTGCGGGGTTGGAGCCACCCTTCGACGGGTTCTTGCCCGGGGTCGCGCCGCGGTACAGGTCTGCCTGCACCTTCGGCTGGCGCTTGGGGCGCATCCCCTGGTGTCCGTCGAAGAGAATCTGGTTGGTCCGGGAGACGCGGTAGAACATCTCCGCCGCCTGCTTGGAGAGGAACGACATGTCGGCGTCTCCACGCGGCTTCGCGTCGAGGTAGCGCCGGATGTACTTGCCCTTGGACGTCGCCGACTTGAAGCTATTCCACATGTGCTTCGAAACGTCGTAATAGTTATAGAACGTGCCGTCCCGGAAGACCACGGTGAGCGTCTTGCGCTCGGGGTCGTAGCCAGCCGCGACAGTGCGGGGGCGCTTCGGGTTGGTGGTGCTGGTGGGGCGCTGCGTGATCGGCGCAGGACCGGTGGCGTTGGTGCGGTCGTCTACCGCGAGGTTGTTGTAGGACGTGGGGTCGTAGTACTTCCCCGAGGTGACGTCGTACCCCATGCCGTTGGCTTCGGGGCGGTCTTCCATCAGGGCGTACGCCTGCGAGACCACGGAGCCTTCGCCGTAGCGCTTGACCGTGGACTGGAACGCCTGGGTGCGGGCGAACTCACCGCGACCGGAGGCGATGGGGAGGGCTGCACCGAACGACTCGTTGACCACGTCCGGGTTGGGACGGGACGAGGGCGCGGGTGCAGCGCCGGGGACTGCCCGACTGCCCCGGGTGAGTTCGAAAGCCTCACCCAGGGCAGCCCGGTTCAGACCGTAGAGCCGATTGCGCGGGTCACTCTGGTTGATTTCCCTCAGACGCGCCTCGACCTCTGCCTGTGACGGGGCAGAGTGAGGCATACGCGCCGGGGTGTTAGCCATCAGCCTTAGGAGACAGGCGTGATGGTGATCGCAGCGCCCGGAGCGACCGAAGCAGCGCCAGCCGCGATGGACTGCGCCTTGATGGTGCCCGAGGTGCCACCGCCCGCGGTTGCAGCGCCGACCGTGACCGCGAGACCAGCGTCCGTGAGCGCCTTGGAAGCGTCAGCGGTCAGCTCGCCGAGCACGTTCGGGACGATGACGTAGTCCACGCCAGCCGCCTTCACGCCCGAGGTGTTCGGGCTGTACTGCGGGTAGCCGTTCCAGCCCTCTTCGGCGATTTCGTGGACGCTCTTGGTGAAGTCGAGCACCGTGGCGCGCTGGTCGTTGCCCGTGAGCGGGAAGTTACCCCACACGAAGTCGATCTGCGGGTTGCCCTTCGAGTCGACGGGGTGCCCGTCAGCGTTGAGCGTGCCGAGACTTGCCATTGGTTATTCCTCTCTAGGGAGAGCGCGTCAGTCGTCGCAGTCGTGCTCTGAAAGTTCGTCTTCTCCTACGAGAGTGCCACAGGCGCGGCAGCGAAACAGCCTAACGTCGTCCAGCGCAGGGTGAAGTGACTCCCCATGGGTGTTGTCATAGGAAACCCCCGCCTGCGCAAGCACTTCCGGTGGAAAAGGTCCACGCGGGGCGTGCGCAGTGCGGGGGATCGCATGACCCTGGACCGCGAACTTACGGATCAGAGGCATGTCATGCTCCTACTGGCAGCTATCGCACTGCAGGTCGTCCATCGGGTCGACGGGGACGTAGTACCCCTCTACGCTGTCGTGGTTCACGCGGTAGCTTCCTTCTCCTCGGAGACCTTCTCCGCAGGCTTCTTGCTGCGCGATGCCTTGGCGACGTCCTCCTCTGAAGGGGCGACGGTGCCCGAGTTGAGGTGGCGCTCCAGCTCCAGGTCCTTGATCAGGGGGCTATTCCGCAGGAAGGACGGGAGGTGCGTCTTGCAGTAGTTCGTGATGAAACCGACGATGGGCTCGTAGCCCCAGGCGGCTTCGCGGTCACAGTTGGCGCAGGTGGGCATAGTGGTGCTCCTTTATGTGGGGTAGAGGTGGTTCTACGGTGCCTGGAAGTTGATCCCGGTCGAACCGGCAGGCTTCTGCTGTGCCTTGGTCGCTCGGGGCTTCTTGGTGCCGATGCTAATGGGCTTCTCGGCTGCAGCCGGTCGTGACACGGCAGGCTTGGCTGCGGCAGCCGGTTTCGCTGCCGGAGTGGCAGCCGGGGCGCTGGGAGCGCCGAACTTGCGCGTCCCGCCGTTCGCCTGCACCGTGGGGGTGCTGAATGTGGTGTTGCCCTCGGTGACGCCTGCCTTCTGCTCGGCGCGGACCGTTCCGCGGTGAACAGTGTGCGCGAGCTTCAGCATGTTCGCTTCGTGGGCGTGGTCAGCCTGCTTGGCTTCCATGGCGTGCGAGTGCTCCACCGTCGACAGCACGACGTGGTTCGCCAGCTCGCGAGCCTGGTGCCCCTTCTCGAAGCTCTCGCGGCGGTCGTGGTCTTCCTGCCGCTCGCTCTGGCGCTTCGCCTCTGCCGACGCCTTGTCGGCGTGCTTCTTCAGCGGGTTCGTGACGGAGGTGACGAGGTGGTGGAGCATTCCTGCGCCGTCTCCGGTGGAGTAATTTCCTATGCCGCTCATGCTGCTGTGCTCGCCTTCTTGGGGTAGGGCTGTCCGGAGGTGCGGGCGTCGATGGCATCGATCCGTCCGTCCATGGTCTTCAGGTGGGGGAGGACCTGGGAGTCGAGGGTCTTCTGCAGCTTGCCGAGGTCGTCCTTCATGGTCGACCCGTGGTTGTTCTTGAACTCACCGTCAATGTTGTTGAGGCGCTCCATTACGCCGGGTGTTGCATCCCGCCCTGGTTCTGCGGGGGTGCCGTTCCAGTCCCGGAGGAAGCTGTCCCAGCCCTTGGTGAACTTGCTCATCTTCCGGAAGAACGGGATGAGGACGAACGCGAGGATGATACTCAGTACCGTCGCTCCAGCGCCGCAGATTCCTGCGATGGTGTTGAGGTCGCTCAGGGTAGTCGGTGTGCTCATGGTGCTCCTACGAAATGCTGAAGAACCATGCGGCTCCCCCCGGAAAAGAACGCTTCCGCTGGGTTGAGAGCTGGAGGGGCGTCATAGGGTCCATCATCCCAAAACGCCCCTGTCTAGGGGTCCTAAACGGCGGCGTCAGTCCTCTCCGTCGTCCTCCACATCATCTTCGAAGGAAATGAACTCGTAGCCGTCAGGAAGGACCGTTTGCTTTGCCATGCGGACAAGCATGGCAGGAAGCTGCTACGTTGGTGGGGTATTCCTCTGTAGCTCAGTTGGTAGAGTGTCCGCCCGTTAAGCGGTTTGTCCCTGGTTCGAGTCCAGGCGGAGGAGCCATTCCCCGCTAGCACAATTGGTAGTTGCATCGGCTTCTGGTGCCGAGGGTTCCTGGTTCGAATCCAGGGTGGGGAGCTTTACCGGCAGGGGCACTCTGCAGGCACTCTGCGGCAACCGCGGCAACGCAGCGCGAACCCGTGCGCGTCAGCCCCCGGTCCTACGAACTGAGCCCACCTGTGACACTTCGTGCAGTTCGGGAGCTTCTGCTTCGTGGTGGGGGTTGCCATAGGACGAGTGTCCCAGAGAACTACTCTCTAGGCTCGGTATACGCCCAGACGTACGCGGCGAAGGGGTTGACCCACTCCGGTCGGATGATCCTGACCTCGGGGTCGATCACGCCACCCGCGGCGAGGAAGTCCTTCTCCATCTGCTCGCTGATCACGAGCGTGAGCGGCTGCGTTTCGTGGGTGGTCTGAGCGACCGCCTGGGTGATCTGGTCGTAGAAGGAGCCCGCGTTGACCATCATCACCCGTAGTCCTCCATCAGGAACTCCAGCGGGGAGAGCTGTCCGGCGTCCATTGCCAGGCGCACCCCGTAGCCGTGGTCGATCTTGTAGTGCCGGTCGAGGAAGTCGGCGCGCTCGATGTAGCCCCAGATCACGAACCGAGGGTCGTCCTCCGCGTGCTGCTTGTCTGCCCCCTTGAACTGGGCGAGGATCGCGACGTCGCTCTTGAACAGCCGTGCCGCGTTGAACAGGAGCTGGTCGAGTGTGCTGGTCTTGACCTGGATCGAGGTCGTGTTCAGGTAGAGGTCGTGCCCCACGTCGCCGTGGGTGAGCACGGTGGTGTCGGCTTTCAGCCCGAGCACCTTGGCGACTGCCTGCTCCCCGAGGTGACCGATGACGTTGATGCCCTCGGAGGTGTTGCCGATGTCGAACATCATGTCGGTGACGGCGTTGTCGACCTTGTCCTCGCGCATCTTGGCGACGAAGTCGAGGGTCTCCTGCACCTCCTCAGCGGTCAGCTCGACGCTGATCGGCTGCTGCGAGAGCCGATACTTCGGCTTGGTCAGGACGCTGCTGCTACCCACTGGTCTACCTCCACTGTTTCGATTCCAAGGAGGGACGCCACGTACAGGCGGTGGTGACCGTCCCAGACCCGCCCGTCTTTGCCGAGCGTGATCCTCCCGAAGGGGCTCGTCGGGACGCCGAACTGCTGGGCGTAACGCACGAGGCGGAGGAGGTTGTACGGGCGGTTCCGCTCCAGCCAGTCGAACTCCTTCGCCCAGGTAGACTCTTCGCCCGGAGCGTAGTTGTCGAAGACGTAGGAGAGGCTCACCTTCCGGGTGACGAGGGCGCTGCCGTCCTCCTGCATACAGACGGTGGCGATCACGACAGCTCGCCGAGCTGCTTCTGCACCGACTCAGGGAGGAAGCTTGCCACGTGGGCGTCTGCCACGTCGTCGCCGACCTTCTTGTACAGCTCGTCGGTCGCAGCGGCGAGCGTGTCGGCGATGTTGGTCTTCTGGATGTCCACCTGCGCCTGAATGAGCAGCATGTCCTCCTCGGTCAGCTCTCCGGAGTGTTCCGTGATGATCGAGATGGCGTCCTTGATGCCAGCCCACGCATTCGCGGCTCCGAGGGCTTTCCTGGTCCACACGAGCTTGGCGTGGGCGATGTTCTTGTTCTGGCGCTTGGTCTGGTTCTTACCGGGCATGTGGGGAGGCTATCTTAGCCCTGAAGGCTTTCGCTGCCTAGACACGCACGCTTTGTGCGATATAGTGCCGCCATGACCAAGACCAAGACGTTTTCGTTCACGATCAACCCGGTACTGCTCCTCAGCACCCTTTCCCTCGTGCTCGTCATCCTGAAGAGCATCGGGGTGCTGAACTGGGCAACCGGGTGGCTCCTGCTCCCCTGGTTCATCGGAATGGGCATGTGGCTCGTCGGGATCACCACCAGGATCGTGGCAGCGCACCTGGTTCGAAGAGCGAAGCACAACCACCCGGCTTTCCAACGGGTAGACTGACCCCGTCCACTGTCCAGTGACAAACAAGAAGCCCCCGGGATCACCGGGGGCTTCTCTGTTTGAGGACCAGCCCTGGACCGTATAGGCGGAACTGGTCGTGGTGTTACTTGGCGGCAGGCTGGTTGGTCGCGCGGATGAGCGACTGCACCAGGCTGATCGCAGCCGAGCCGCCCGCGATCTTCAGAGCGGTGATGTCGCTCACCGTGAAGATGTGCGTGGCACCGGCTCCGACAGAGGCGAGTCCGACCTGGAGGAACGTGTTGAACGCTCGGGTGAGCGTGTCGTTCCAGAACGGGAGGGAAATGAGGTTGTAGAGTCCACCCTTCACGGGCGCTCCTTTCGCTTGGTGGGCAATGGGTTCCGCCGCCGACTTGGGTGTTGCCACGGCATCGGCGACGATCTTGTTGAAATCCGCCGCTTGGACGGGGGCGGGCGTGAAGACGACGCCACCGGAGTTGGAGCCGGTGGTAGTGATCGCCGGACCCGCGGGGAGGTTGATGCTGGGAACGGGAGCCGCGATGTAGACGTTGGTGGTACCTGTCGACGTGGAGGTCGTCGGGGTCGTGGAGGGAACGAGCACCGGGGCGGGGTCGTCGTGCGTGGTCACAGGAACCACGTCCACAGGGGCGGGCTCTTCGGGAGCGGGCACGACGGTCGATGCGGGCACCGGCTCAGCGGAAGCCGCCTTGATGGCGTCCACGACCTTGGCAGCCACGTCAGCGGGGGAGTCGCTCGGCGACACCGCTACCGGGTCAGTCGTGATGGTGGCACCCGGGTCCGGCACCGCATCCGGAACGGGCAGCGCCGACGCACCGAAGTAGTCGGCGGGGTCGGAGAGAGTTCCTTCGCCCTTGTAGCCGTTCGGCGAGTCGGAGATGACCACGTGCAGCAGTACGCCCGAGGTGGCGATGTTCTCGCCCTCCAGGACCTGCTCGCCGATGGCGACGCTGGCGGCACGGAGGTTCGAGTAGGACAGGTACTTGCCGTCCGGGAGGGTCTGCACGATGAACGTGCCGAGGCTCGGGTCGAAGCCGACCGAGACGATGCGCCCGGTGGCGCTGGCGACGATGTTGGACCGGTCTTCGAGGTTCCAGATAGCGCCGCTCAAAGCGGACGACGCCCAGGGCGTTTTGGTGGGGGGAGTAAGCATGGCTGGAGATTATCGCTTGGGAAGGGTCTGGGGCAGCTCGAAGTGCGGTGCGTGCCACTTTTCGTAGTGAGATTCCGCCGCAGCGGAGTTCCAGGACTTCTCTCCGCACTTCGGGCACTTCAGGTGCGCAGGATGGCGCTGCACGGTCTCTCCGGTGGAGAACTGCGCGCTGTTCAGCGTGGGCATTCGGGTTACCTCCGTGGGTGGGTCAGGTCGTTGTCTCGCGCGTACTTGTGCGCCTCAGCCCACAGAACGTCAGCGATCCCGGCGAGACGGTGCTCGGGGTTGATGTCCAGCCCCTCTACCAGCCCAGTGTTGTCGCTCCACGTCAGCTCACCGGCTAGCTCGTTGCTTCCGGTGCTCTTGGCGACTATGACGTTGAGGTCACGGACGCTGTAGGAAAAAACCTGGAATGTGGGAGCGTTCATCGCTGACCCCTTGCTTCTGCGGACGCCGTGCCAGTGCAGCAGACGAGGGGTTCACCCAGCGCCCATTGACCCGGATTGAGCGACCTTCTCGGTTCGCTTGCTGTTGTGCCGCCTGAAAGGCGTCAGACACTCCCTGGCTGAAGTATTCGTTCGGTTTCATCCGTGTTCCGGGTCGTAGGGAGCGTCCACTAGTCCAGTGTGGGCGTCGCTGGAGCTGGCGTCTCGTCAAGCTGCACCGCGGTGCCACGAAGCAGTGCGAGTTCTGCCATCACCGCGTCGTGGGTCTCGGTGTCGCGCTTCTCGGACTTCTCTCCGTGGACGTTCTGACCGAACAGCGTGACCGAGAACAGCACCAGCGGCACCGAGACCTGCGCCAGCCAGTTCGCCCAGTTGCTCACCCACGGCGGGACGGGAGCGTCCGGCGCAGCCAGCAGAGAGACGACCACCCAGACGAACGCGGCGGGCATGGTCCCCACCCAGTCCGTCAGCCAGACGCCGAACCGCCTCACCACCAGGCACCCACCCAGCCGAGCCTGCGGAAGACCGGGACGAACAGGTCGGGGCGCACGCGCCCGGGGAGCCGGTCCGGCTCGCCGAGGAGGTCCTTCCCGGCTGCCAGGTACGCCGCGTGGGCGAGCTGGGCGCACTCGAAGGCGTACTCGGTCGACAGGTAGCGCTCGATCCAGGTGGGCGTGCGGATGCGCGAGACGACCTCCAGCGCGAGGAAGAACACCGTGAGGTACGAGTACGGTGTGGTCAGCTTCTCGCGCACGTAGCGCGTGATGAGGTACTTCTCCCGGGTGCTCAGGTCGAACTCCGACCAGACAATCTCGTCGTACTCCGCGATGTCCCGAACACGCACGCCACCCGGCTCTGCGCCGATGCACTTGCCGCCCGGGAGACCGACGACCACGTGGCTCACCGGAGAGCGTCCGAAGAAGCAGTAGAACCAGGCGAAGAAGCCCCTGGTACGGACAAGCCCGATCTGACCGGTTCTGTCCATGGCTCTGCCCTCGCTTCGTTCCTACATCCCAGTTTCCAGGAAAAACTCTTCCTAGGAGGGCTATCCGGGGGTAGGATGGCGAGTTTAGCCAGACCGCAGGGCACTTGGCTTCTTACCGTAAAAAGTAAGATGCCAGACGTCGATAAAGCCCCCACCGTGATCCGGGAGGATTGTGGGACCACGCGAGGCTACAACAAGCACCGCAGGCTCAAAGAACAGACCTGTGAGCAGTGCCGGAGCGCTAACGCTGCCGACTTCCGCAAGAAGTACGCGAAGAACCCTCAGGCTGAGCGGAACCGCTACCAGAAGAACCTGAAGGACCCGAAGTACAAGTCCAAGCGGGCAGAGCACCAGCGGCGTGCAGGCTCTCGTCGGCGGAGCCGGATGCGCGGGCTCCCGCAGGAGCGCTACACGGAGCAGGAAGTGCTCGACGTGTACGGCACGGACTGCCACCTCTGCGAGAAGCCCATCGACCTGGATGCTCCGCGGCGCACCGGCTGGGGCAAGGGGTGGGAGCGTGGTCTGCAGCTCGACCACCTGAAGCCCATAGCGAAAGGAGGGTCGGACACCCTGGCGAATGTCCGACCCTCCCACGCACTGTGTAACTTGTCGAAGGGGAAGAAGTACGCCCCTCCGGGGGAAGAGTCAGTCTCCTAGAGACTCCTCTTTCCAGCAGTCCTCACACCTGCCGAACCACAGTTGATCGGCGATGTCCTTGCACTCCTTGCACTTCATGCGCTCAGGCTAGCAACGGAGGACTTAGGTGTCTGGTTAGACGTGCGCTGGTCGCGCAGGCGGGGTGAACTCCGGGTCCATGTGCCGGACGGGTGGCAGAGCGCGGGGCTCGTCCATGCTGTCCATGGCAGCCGCGTCGGCAGCCATCTCTCGGGACTCGATGCTCTCGTGGCTGTCACGTTCGATGATCGCCATGGCTGACGTGTCGAGGATCGGGTCGTCGTCCTTCTGCTCGACGTGCTCGGAGACAGTACGGAACGCGTAGAGCCCGTTCTCCTCCTCCGCGAAGCCGACGATTTCGCCAGCCTGGTTGTAGATGGCGATGGACCCCATGCTGACGATCAGGGTCTTGGTCGACGCGCGGTCGGCGATTCGCTGGATGGAATCCAGCAGCGTGGCGATGTCCTTCAGTTCTCGGGCATTCGCGTAAGCGTGGGTAGACATGTTGTGCTCCTCCTCGGGTGCGAAGGCTGCGCCTGGACTATTGGCGCGCCTGTTTGACCGACCCTACGCTGATTTGAGAGCGAAAAGCAACACTGCAGCCCGATATGGGGGCAATCTCATCGAAAACAGTCAGTCGAGAGACTTCACTTCGGTCCCGCCCCAGAATCCACGGTTACCTTCCCAGTCTTCCCCAGGAACGTGGTAGACGGTCGTGCCGCCCCGCTCCGAGGAGTGCCAGTACGCCATGTGGAAGAGGCTGCGGAACACCACGTCCAGGACGTCCTGGTGTCCTGCCCAGCCCCCGGTCTTGAAGGAAACCCAGTGCATGTGGCGTCCGTACCGCCCGGAGAACTCACCGCTGTCGGTGTTCTCCGTCCAGAAGAGCGACCGGACGAGGTCCAGGTAGTCCTTCGGGGAGCCCCAGAACTTGTTCAGGCGCTCCAGGGCGCTCTTGTCGGGAAAGCCGTTCGAGTCGAACAGTACGTGCATGGGGCGAGTCTCCCAGGTGCTGGACATCAGTGCAGGCTAACCACTGCGAAGGCACCGATTGCCAGTGCACCGATACCGCTCAGGAGCGCCGTGATGTGGGCGAAGCCGGTCCGCCCACGGAGCAGGGAGGGTGTGCGGTCGCGGTAGACACGCTCGGCTACCACCTCTCCACCATTGCCGGGGGTGGGGGCGATCTGGGTGAGCTTCAGCAGGCTCTCCTCCGGGACGCTCTGGTGGAACTCGGGGCGGTCGTCCCACTCGATGCGCCAGTGGGGGTTCGAGTAGTTCAGGTCTTCTTCGACCACGGTCCCCAGGTAGGCGACCCCGAAGTGCTCACCGGGGAAGGCTACGCGGTCGCCAGCGACGAGAACGCTCACAGGGAACCTCCCAGCAGCGGGTTGCGGTCCTGGAGGCGGGTATCCAGGTCGAGAAGTACCTGCGCGGCGTCCTGAGTGCGGGAAAGCACCGTGGCGGCGGCTGAGAGAAGAGAAATCATGGGTGTCCAATCCCTTGAAGTGGCTTGGGATCAGAGTAAGCGCACAAAAAGGGGGGTAGACCCCTCGACACGCCGTTTCAGCGCGGGTAGGGACTGCCCCCCTTTCGGGTGGGACGGTTCTAGACCTCTGCGGGCTCCTCGGTCAGCTCCACCATGGCGTCCAGGATGATCTGGTCCAGGTCCGTCATGATGTTGAACGGAACGAGGCTCATCGAGTCTTCCTGGTCGAGGCGCTCCTTGATCCGGTCCGCCATCTGGGCGTAGGTGAGCACGTAGCCCTGCAGCTCGCTCACGACGTCCACCAGCTCGTTGTAGGCGCGGTCGTAGTTGTCGAAGTGGTCGTCACGGGACGAGTAGCCCCGGGTGAAGCCCGCCTTCAGCAGCGCAGCCTCGTCCACGGACCCGGCGAGGTCAGCTTTGTGTGCGTCGCTGCCCAGGTACACCTCGTAGGCGTATCCGCGGGCGAGGTCGTTGATGCTGGGCGAATTGGTGTCGGTCATCGGTTCTCCAGGGGAAGGTCGGTACTGCGGGGTCGGAAGGTCACGTACGGCTCCGGATCGCTGTAGTCCTGGTCTAGAGACTCAATCCAGCCCGGAATCTTGACCACTGGGATGCCTTCGCTCTCCCAGAGGGCAATGACGCTCGGGTTGTCGTCGTACGCCACCCGGATGTCGTACTTCTCTCGAAGCATAGCCAGGATGTCGGATTTGACCAGCACGTCCTTCCGCGCGTCGCTATTTCCGCGCATGTGAAGCTCGTCGTACGGGACGCCCCACTTCCGGAGCCAGATACGGGTCAGGTACTCCCACTGCCGTTTCCGGGCGGTGACGATGACGATCCGGTAGCCCCGCTCGTGCAGCTCCTGCACAGCTTCGATGACCCCGGGCACGGGCGGGCAGTACGCAGCCCCCAGGTGGAAGTGGTCGAAGTCCTTGTGGTTCCGGTCCCCCAGCACATAGTGGCGGACCCCCGTGACATTCACGAGGGTCCCATCCACATCCACTATGGCTGCCGGTTGCAGGAGGCTCATCCTGAGATGCTGTACTTCTCGCCGGAGTGGACGACGTGGCGGTCCTCCATGATGGAGCGCACCGTGTTGACGGAGATTCCTCCTGAGCTAGCGACGGAGCGCTGGGAGTGCCCCGCGAGGAGCGCCTTCACGATCAGCTCTGTCCGCTGCTGCTTCAGGTCGGTGATCTGCCAGGCGATGTTCTCCAGAGCGTCCAGCTCTTCGAAGTTACCCATGGGTTGCTGTCCTCTCGGGGTCGTAAAAGGGGTTCTTGATGCAGTCTTCGTCCCAGCCGCGCTCGTCGTGGTTGAACACGTCCGCCTCCCCGTCATCGAAGCCGCGCTCCCAGCCCAGGTACGCGCCGTACTGGGCGATCCTGGGAGCCAGGACGTCCACGATGTGCTTGACCTGACGGGGCGTCAGCTCCGCCTCGTTCCAGTACGTGGAGCCCTGCAGTACCTCACGGAACTCTGCGAGCTTCTCTTCGGGTATTTCGATCTTCTCAGCCATTGTTCTCTCTCAGGATGTTCACTGTCCGTCCTCCCCGCTCGGGATCATTGCGACGATGAACCCGAGACTCATGAGCGCGAAGATCGCCTTCGCCACCCCGATCATCACGTCCACGGCGTTCATGCGTCCTCCCCCTTG